GGAGATGAACAACGGTAACGGCCATCAGGTGATGGTCGAACTCGAAGATGTGGGCGGTGGCGGATCAATCCGTCATTGGATCAACGTGCACCACAAGACATCCAAGATGGCGCAGGAGATTGGTCAACGCCAACTCAAGAGCCTGTTGCAGTTTGGAGGGCATCCCTCGCCTGACAAGCCGGGGGATATTGCGACTATGCGTGGCCTACACGTCGGCGTCGTGGTAGGTATGTCCAAAGAACGCCGTAATCCCAATACGGGGCAGGTCATGGTCTCCCGTCCAGAGGTAAAGGGATACCGGATGCCAGCCAACGACAGCGCACCCGTGCCAGAGAATGGCGCGGCTCAGGAGTTCGATGACGCGCTCCCCGATTTTTAACATGGGACGCTGGTGGATGTCATGGAGCGCGATCTTTGTGTTCTTGATCGCCTTAGTGACTATCGCCATATTTTTGGGATAAGGGAGGGGGCGCACAGCCCCCTTCTTTTTTTTGGAGGCATTATGTTGATACAGCAAACCAGTAGAGAGGCGTTCAGTCGCGTCGGCACGACGCTCAGAGATCGAGTGAGTCTGCTGATGGAGTCTCGGGCATATACATGTGACGAGGTTGAAGTGCTATTAGGCGCGAAGCATCAATCGATTTCAGCCACGATTAGGCACCTTGTCAAAGACGGGTTTCTTTCGGATACGGGTGAGCGCAGGCTCACCAGATCGGGGCGAAACGCGATAGTGTGGGGGTCGGTCGAGTGACGGCGCAATCACTTATGGACGCCCTCGATAAAGAGGGCGATCCTATTCGCTACAAGACGCGCTCCTATATAGGGGCGTCAATTATTGGTAACGACTGCACTGCGTACCTGCATCTGTCTATGCGTGGCTTCCCCGAAGACTCACCCATGCCGCGCCTTCTTCGCATTTTTAATGTTGGCCATGCTCTTGAAGACATGGTCGTTGCGGATTTGAAGAAGAAGGGCGGGTATGGTGTAAGCGAAGTGGACGAGATCACGGGCGACCAGTACGAGTACACAGCGCTAGGCGATCATGTTGTGTGCCATCTTGACGGTATCATCTACGTGGATGAGGAGCCGTGCGTCTTGGAAATTAAAACGATGAACAAGAGTAAGTTCAGCGCGTTCGAGAAGAAGGGCGTGAAGGTATCGCACCCGAATTACTTTGCGCAGTGCATGTTAGCGATGCACTTGAGCAAGATGAGGAAGTCATTGCTCGTGGCGATCTGCAAAGACGACTGCAAGTATCACATCGAAGTCATCGAGTATGATGAGTTTGAGGTCTCGAACTTACGTCAGAAGATTTCGCAAGCCATCAGCGAGCCAGAGCGTGCTCACAAAACGGAATCGGATTGGCGCTGTCGTGGATGTTTCAAGCGGACATCGTGCTGGCATCCGAACGAGATCGATCCCAAGCCACGGTGTAGCCTGTGTGCACATAGCGTGCCTGACTTATACGGTCAGAACAAAGCGTGGTATTGCAATTACCACGACAAGCCAGCGAAAGAGGCTTGCGAGGAGTTTGAACTACTCGTACTTTGATCCGCCGTACTTGGCCCCGCCGTATGAGGGGCCAGCGTACCTTCCTTTTTTCCCTCTCGTCGGCTCGCCAGCCATCGCATCCACGAGACTTTCTTTTACTGCTTTAATCCCGCCTACAACTGGGACGCGCTGAACGAGTTCGCGCGCGGCTTGTCTTCCCTTGCCGTTGGGATCACCTTCATCACCTAACACCATGTTGTGAAGCCCTGATCCGAGGTTCCACAAGCCAATCGTCTGGCTGACTGTCGGCCCAGCGATGTTGCTCATGGCGCGGGAGTAGCCGTACATTCCGTTGTCTGCCTGCTCTACGACATTGTGGAGTAGTTCTAGGTAGAGACCAAAGCCACCCATGTGCATGAGACCTTCGACGTACCATCCCGCAAAATCGTTTGGATCGCCGTGAAGGTCAGGGTTATACCCGACCGCCTTGAGCCAGTTGATGTTTTTACCGTGGCGATCTCGGAGCATACCCTGATCTTCGTCACCGCGCATCTGGATAATATCCTTGGCGGCAATAGCCATCGAGCCACCCGCTGGCCCCATGACTGCGAGCATTGTGAGCGGCTTGTACGAGTGCAGGTTGGTCGGGTCTTTGACTATCTCCATGATCGAGTCTTTGGACAGGCGAGCCATCATCATGGGGAAGGACTTCAACTGCCAGACCATAGCGCCTGCGGGGGTCTGCGCCCACAGAGGTACATCGTTGGTGTTTGGAGCGAAGATCGTATCGTTCGCAAACTTAACGAGCGCATCCCGCATCACGTTACTTTGGAGAACGAACTCAGGGTCGATAGATTCGTCGTACTGAGCGCCTATGTGTCGTCGGCTTTTCACTAGGTTTTCGATTGGCACGGCACCTTCAGTCGCAAATTCGCTAAGGCCGTACCTTTCTAGTACACGCTTGGCCTTGCGTCCCGCGCGGCTGTTGAGTCCGTGCTTGGCAATGCGGCGCTGTTCTGTCTTGAACCACTCGAAGCCAATGATGCCTGCCATCTCCCGCATGGAATCCGTCCACGGTGAGAGCATGGTTGCATTGAAGAACGCCGTCGTGAGTTTCGATGCGTCTGCGCCATAGAGTCCGACCAGTCGGTTGTGTACGTAGTTCTCGATGGACAAGCCACTGTCGCGCATCATCTCCCGGTAATCGGGGTCGGCGGCGTACTTCCTCATGCCGCGCACCCATGCGCCCACTTCGCCAGAGCGGAGCAGGGGAATGAATGGGTCGGTCAATGACGTGACTGTAGTGAAACTCAGCATGGTCAGCGCATTAAAGTTGCGCATGAATTTCGAGAATGGACGCATTGCTGTCTGGAAGTGTGAGTCCCCGACTGGCTTACGCATACCGGCTAAGAGCAGGTCTTCCATGACCTTAACTTCACTGGGCGCTACCGCGCCTTTGCTGTGGTTTTCCAAGCCAGCGACGATGGCTTCGGCGCGGCGATCCCACTGGAACTGTTTCTTGTCCGACAATCGGAAACTAAACAGATCGGGATTCTTTAGGATTTGCTCGGCTTCCTGAGTTCCGCCGCGTTGAGGATTCTTAATCGCATCCATCACGTCGTTAAGGAGCGCTTGAGCGCCTACCTGATTCTCGCCAAATGGTGCGGGAATCTGGTCAGTGCGTTGCATCGTCTCGACCTCACCGTCTACGACACCGCGTATTGTGCGGCGCATTTCACGAGGTCTGAGTAGAGCGGCCTGTGCGGCTTCGGGGCCGTTCTCTAAGATGCGCATGTACATTAAGGCGGCATGATTGTTTACGCCAAATCGTTTTGCGTATTCGATCTTGCGAGTAGAGCCGTCCAGATATTTGGCAAGAATGGAGGAAATGTCATTTTCAAGGAACTCACTCAGCGCCATGAGATTCTGACGAAACTCTGGCCGATGGAGTTGGATCATACGCTGGTAGTCGACGTGGTCGAGACCCGGCTCGTTCTTGGTAGCGTACTGAGGAGGCAGGTGAACGCCGTTGTCATCCGTGATGTTTCGGATCATTCGTCGGGCGATGTCTTGCGCGCGTTCTCTCGGCAACATTTCGTCACGAGCCAAGGACTCAGTTACGAAATAGTCGGCAAGTTTTTCTACAGCGCGGTCAGTGTTTTTCCGAAGACGTTCCGCTGACCATATCTGCGGTACGTAGTTTTCAGCAATGCCTCCGTGCATGATGCCGTAGTGGATCAGCGCATCCTTCTCGTTGTCGAGAGTTTCGCGGATACGTTGGTATGCGCGGCGTTCAGCGGGATCGGTAAGCCATTCTTCCTCACCAGTGCGGAGCGCCATGATGACCCGGTTCTCTGCTTCGGTTGGGTTGGAACGGTGCCGGACATCGAGTGACCGCTTAAACCAGCGCTGTACAGTGTTACCTGTCCCCGGTAGTTCGTTGAGGGCGCGGATAATTGGCATGAGTTTCCGGCCAATCTCGTTGTCGACGCGCTCGAAGATGCCTGTGCCGTTCTCTTTCTGTAGGAAGTCGGAGATGTACTTGTCTCCATACTTGCGGAGTCGGGCAGAGCCTTTGCGTAAATAGTAGACCGGGCCTTTACGAAACCCTTCGATGACGTTCTCCGGGGATGGAGCGCCACGCGAGCGGATGCTGTCCAGTAAGTTGGCTACGCCACGAAGTTCGGCTAATTGCTCACCTACCGATACGGTGCGACCGTCTCCGCCGGAGAGGATGTCATTGACGATAGGCGATACAGGGGTGGTGTAGTTCGGGGTGGGTGAGGTAAGTTCCAGAACCTCGCCGTCTTCCCAGTGCGAATCATCGAGGCGGCGAGCGCTATCTCTATCAAAGATCATGTACTCGACGTGAGTGTCTTGCCCGCCCGGAACTTTATGGCTTCCGGTGAACTTGATTCCGTCATAGCCAAGGTCTTGGAGGATTTCGTTTGTGCGAGACTTGGCGGCAGACTCGTCAGCGATGTCGCCATTTGCTATGGTGCGCCAGAACGCGTTGTACAGTGCTTTGCCTCGATCACCTCTAGAGTTCATGGCTTTAGCCAGTTCGCCCGTAGCGGTTACAGAGGTGGCGCGATCTCCCTGAATGGCGGCTTTCATGAATTCTGAGATAAGCCACTCATCGGGTAGGTTGGATGACGTATGGCTAAAGTCAGCGTAGCGCTCACAGTTACAGACGATGGGCGTGACCTGATCGTATTCGTTGCCTGTGAGGTCGCGAAGTTCTTTTGCCAGATGTTTTTCTTGGGCGAGTAGGGCGGGTACGCCGGAGTTAGATAGGTTGTGCCATTCAGCAAACGCCCTCTTTGCGCGAATGTTAGCGCGCACGCTGGAGAGGTTCACCGCAATACGGCCCGCTTCGTCGATTTTTTCTGGTGAGGCTTCTGCGTCGGTCAGGTGCTCGACCACAATGCTTCTTAACGATTTATCGTAGGGAGCGGCATGGGTAGATGCGTAGATGCCTTCGCCAAAGTCGCGTACCTCGCTCTGGATCGTGGCGGTGCCGTTAGATCGTACGAAGTAGGGCGTTACGCCATCAGGAGTTTTCGAGAGTGCGCGTCCAGCGAACGCGGCAAGATTATCCTTGGCTCGCAATGACATGGAGCGAAGGAGGTCTTGAGCATATACGTGGGCGTATCCCTGAGCCACGCTCTTTGGCTTGTTCTGGCGAGCCATGAGATACAGGTTGCGGCTTCGTGATCCGTTCAGCGCGGAGAGAGGATCAGCATGATCAGCGAGGCGTGGGAAGGAGCCGTATAGTGATTCGAGAGAATCGATACCGTCCATCATGTAAGACACAGTGGCGGTAATGTCATCCATTGCGGATTGAACTTCGGCCAGCATGTCATCGCTAACGCCTGCGAACGGCCTGTTGTGTTCCTTGGCGTAAGCCACCCACCGACCTAGGATGGCATCGTTAGAGTCGAACGACGCGCGAAGCGCGATCATAGGTGGCGAGGTGGGATCGAGAACGTCAGCCCTTAAAGCGAACTCTGCAAGGGCGCGACCGTCTTTTTCTTTGATGGCTTTGCGAACTTGGTTACGGAAGGAGCGGAACGCCGGGTCAGCAAAATCAGAGAGTGGCTTGTGCGGAGTGTTGTTCAGGGGTTCACCCGACAGTTTAGCCATGTGCTCGTTTGAGATCGGCCTGCTGGGATCGGACAGATGGGCGACGTTCATGATTCGATAAGCCAGAGTCCGGGCTTGGCTTGTTTGTTCGGGGGTTCTTTCGTTTACCCGGAGCAGGACTTCATTAAGATGCGGGCGGACATTTGGCGGGATACCGTCCTTTAATCCAGCCTCTCCGATGTCGCGCATTTCATCTCTTACTGCGCGGATAATTGGCTTCGGGGTTGCTTTCGCTTTCCTTTTGGCGAGTTTCTTTGCGGCCCGCCGACGAACCTCAGAAAGAATCTGAGCCATTTCAGAGCGTGCGGCTTTAGTTTTGGGGCCATCATTCAATTCGCCAAGACGTTGAAGAAGTTCGTCCGCTTTCATCTGGATGAATGAAGGAGGAATCTCTACGTCTTTCCGCCCGGTTTTATTCTCGGCTACCCTCGCCCACAATTCTCTGTGCGCATCTTTGGCTTTCTTGGGATCAGATTTGTCGAGGGCAGTGCGGAGCAGTTCATCGTCATCCATGTCACGGGTGCTGTATCCGCCTTTCTCTCCTGTTTTGTCTGCGCGTTTTCTATATGTTGCGCCTACTTTCTTGGATTTCCGCCGCGCTGTTTCGAGAGCGTGGGATCGATCTGTTCGTGTTTGTGGGACTCCGGCCTCGTCCTTGTAGTAGAGGTCGCGCATAGATTCGGGCAACTGATCTATCCATCCTGTGTTGGAGTCGACGTTTGCGGCCATCTGCCAGCGCTGGGCCAGCAATGTCTTGGCTTGCTTGATTACATCTTTGGTGTTCTGTAGCCCAAAGATTGCGCGAAGGTTCGCGATTTGCTCTCCCGAGGCGTTCTCGTTAGCGGCTTGTTCGGCAAGCCAACGATCTGCTTCGTCAGAGGGGATGTCGAGTTCATCGCCGTTGACATCTCTTGGGTTGCCGTTCTGGTCGAGAACGATACGCTGTCCGAGTGAACCCTCGATGCCCATCCCGAAAGTGTCCAAGTCTATGACGGTGCCATCCTCTGCGATGACACCCTGCTCGAACCAGTCGGCGTAGTCCTCCGCATTTTCTTCAACGTCGTTTATACGAACTGATCCCTCGTCACTCCATTGCCCGCCATTCCAGTTGTTCTCGTCGAATTCGACGACTCGGCCTTTGGTATTCCATATTGCAGTGGATAAAGTCTTTTCGTCTGCGGGTATCCGGTTGTCTGTTACGTCAAAGATGGATGTTGCGAGCGCGACAATAGAACGGCGAAGGTCTCCACCAAGAGATTTCTCATGGCTTAGATCAAGGAGCGCGCCAGCCAAATTGCGAGCGTGTGTACTGGAGTACACATCATCCGCAGAATCCATCAAGGATTCTTTTAACTGGTCTTCAACAATATCAAGAGTCCACGCTCTTTGAATAAGCCGTTTAGCGTGGCCTTCCGTAAGTCGATTGAACTTGTAGTCCTTTAAATCCCTCATCATCTGAGATTGAGCGGATTCGTGAAGGCGGCTTTTGAATTCGTCAGGGAGAACGCGATTCAGAATCTTGGTTACTTCGGGGTCAACCTCTGCAATTTGATGCCCTTGCAGGAATTCAAGAACTGCTTCGATAGTTCTTGATGTGTTAGCGAAGACGCGCTTCCAGTAGGATTCTTCGAGAGCGCCCGGAGTACGCTTCTCTACGTAGAGGGATGCGTGCTGTGCCCAGTATTCATTGGGGTGATCGGAGGTGTTGCCAGCGGTTCTGAACACCGAATCGGTTGCCATATCGGGATCAGATTTCTTAGCAACAACCGTCTCCCAAAAATGGAGCCTTTCGTTCTGGTCGAGCGTATTTAGATAAGCCCAGTGCATTATTTCATGCACCATCGCTTGGAACTTGGTGGATGTCATTCCATAATCAGATTCCTGACCCCAATGGTACTGACCGAAACTCAAGTCGCCCGGTGCTCGGTCGCTTTCTGATTGCGCCATGCGATTTATAGACATCGCCACTACATCACCCTCTATACCCTCTATGAAGGCAAACTTCGGAGCAACATCATTTGTACTTCGGGTTAGATGATCTAACACTTCCTTTACCGCTTGTGCAGTTCTCGGATCGTTCTTTAAAATGTCCTCGATTTGCGAAAATGCTTGCTGTCGGGTCGCATCTCCATACACTATGCCGCCGGGATACTGCTTGTTAAGAGTGCGATAACCGGTGATTAGTTCTCTAATCCTTCGTTCAACTAAGGCATCCCTCTGAGGGCCAGTAAGTGTGTTCGGATGCGGCTCCTCACCAATAGTTTTTAATCCCCTTACTCCATTCGGCCACCTTTTTTCGAGGTTGGAGATGATATTAGAGAGGGCTGTAGTGGAGAGCCGCCTTTGCGATAGCGCTAATTCGATCTGTTCTTGATTTCCATCCGTTGCGATGGAAATCATTCCCCTTAAAATATCTTCATCCCAATCGCTGATGTCGTGCATTTCATCTCGCACATCCACAAACTTCACGGGCTGTGGGGCGGGGGAGCCTTTCTTTGGAATGTAAAAGCCAGTGACGCTGTAACGGTCTACGACATGCTGGTCGCCGGGGTTATCTGGAACAAACTCTGCGAGGGCTTCGTGGTCAACCTTGCCCTGATATCTTGCTGGCACCGTACCTTCAATCCAATCGGACGGATCGCCTTTGCCAACCATTTTCTCTAGGGGTACTTCGCTCCCTTGGTTCTTGGAAGCAACACGGAAGTATCTGGCTTGGAAAGTTTTGGGGGCGTCCCGTTCTTTAACTCCCGGCTGGCGGCGCAGGATTGCTTTGACTCGGCCAGTTGGCCCTGAAGGAGTAGCACCCTTGGCTTTGCGGAGGGCGAGGAGTTCCGCCATCTTTTTTGCGAGGTCGTCAACGTCAATAGTCTGCGGCTCTTTGGCCTCAGCCTGTTTGTCGAGATCGGCTCTGGTTACTTTGCCCCCACCGATTTCGCTGATGGGCGCGTCCGATTTGCCTTCGCCGCGCGCAGAGAGCATGGCTTCGTAGTTCTCATCACGCCATACCTTTTGGGTGATTGGGTCGTACCAGAGTTTGGATTTCTTTTTGGCCCAAGGCGGAGCGGCGTAAGGCGTTCCATCCTTACGTTTATGTTGGACACGCTCGCTTGTAACTTTCTCGGCTTTAGCGGCAACAAATGGGACGGGGGCGGTGGAGTTGCTTACTTCGGCTTTGGCTCGTGCGGCTTGCAGACCTTTGGTTCCGTCGCCACCCCAATCCCTTCTGATGTTGGTGCGAGTGGGACGTTTCGCGCGTCCGGGTGTAATGCCGATGCCTGTTGAGATACGGCCAGATGAGGAGCCGGGGGTGCCTTTTGTTTCGGCTTTGACCAGTGCTTTGTCTATCTCGTCGTTAATGACCCGCGTTCGTATCGATTCGAAGATCGGGTCTTTGAGGATGTCTTTGCCCTTTCCCCTTTTTGCTCGGCGCGCGAAGTCACGCAGTTCTATGATGTGAGGAAGATATTCTGGATCGATATCTGCAAAAGATAGTTTCGATACGTCGTCAGGAATGTTGAAGATTTTTCGATAGTATGCGCGAGTGGCTTCGATCACACGGCCAAGTGATTCGCCTTCAACGCCTGTGAACATTTCGCGAAGTTGTTCTGATTTTTCAATCCGTTTGTCGATGGTTCTACGAACAGCGCGACGCACAGGAAGTGGAAGACTTGCCAGTTGTTTCGATATGTGGGTGTTTTCTTGCGCGCGTTTGGCGTCGATAGGCTCGATTTTGCTGGGGGTTGGCTTGACAAACGATTCATCTACGGCGTCTGCTTTCTGCCTGATGCGATCAGCCATAGATCGCCAGTAGGCAGTGTCTCCATCGACTCCTTTGTGCGCACCAAACAACTCGACGGTTTCATCGATCCAGTTGTTAAGCATTTCTTCAGCATCTGGACTTGATCGCGCAACCTTCTGCAAAACCTCGAAACTGACTACATTGCCAGTTTCTTTTAAGGCGCTGTCTTCCACGAAATCCATGATCCGTGCCTGTGCATCGAGGTCGGCCTCGTTAGTGGCGGATGATGCAACTCGATCTATCTTGGCTTCGATGGCTGAAGCCAGTTCTTCTTTGGGGAGTTTGGTATCGATCTTGTCGTCAGGAGATTGCTTGTTCAGTTCTACAGCAATCTTTCGGAGAGCGGCTTTACCGCCACGGGTAGCACGAAGCGTTGCGTAATTTTCGACGTTGGCTTCGCCCCACTGAGCGATCCTGTCAGAGATCGCGGGGTCGCGATCCAGCGGTGCGGCGTCGACTTCTGGCTCGGCTACTTCGGGAGCATCCGGCTCGGGAGCGTCTGCTTCTGTGGCGGTGGCTTCGGGAGCGTCCGGTTCGGGCGCGTCCGGTTCGGGCGTGGCTTCAGGTTCGTCCGGCCTTTTCAGGAGTTCGTTTAACTGTTCGAGGTCAGCCGGATCGGAACTGTTTGTGGCTCGAATAATGGCTTGCTCGATGGCTTCCGCTTGTTCTGCGGAGAATTCGCCTTCTTCTTTTCTTGCTGAGTAACCCCTTATGAGGTTCTTTACTGCTTGCGCGTGATCACGCTCCTCTATGAATACGCTGTTATCGACGCCATCTTGTTCTAATGTGGTGGCGTTTTCTTGAGCGTCATGGATGCGCCGATTCAGTTTTTGGTGAACGTCATCGTACTCAGTGACCGGGCCTTCGATCTGTCTCTCGGGGCCAGTAGGTTGCGCGTTGGGCTGTGGCTCGTTTTCACCAAGAGGGGCGCGCTTGTCGGCGGGGGAGCGCAGGTGATCTTCGGGAGTCCAGTCGTTGTCGGCGTATAGGTTGAACCAACGGATGTCGTTGGCTTCTGTGTCGACCATCGCCGCAATCTGTTCTGGCTTCCAGCCCAAGCCAGTGAGTTTTTCGATTTTGTTGTTGACCTGCGCGGTGGTCATCTTTGCGCCGACAGCGGCGAACAAGCCGCCGAATATGCCGCCAGCCACGCCACCGAACAAAGCGGCTTGCCCGACTTGTCCCGTGTCTACGGCCTTTCGGATGCCGAGTTCAACATCTGTGGCTTGGGTGCCGTACTCCAGTCCGGCTTCAACACCACCCGAGAGCGCGGCTTCGCCAGCCGCACCTTGAGCGGCGCGTTTTCCGACGAGGCTCTTGGTGGGCTGGCCTGCGGCCTTGCTTGCTACGTATCCAGCGCGGGCGGCTTTTGCGCCCCAGCCAAGGGGGAGGAGGTTGGTGGGGTCTGTGACCGCCGCGCTTCCCCATTCCCACAAGCCACGACGCCAGCCCATGCCGCCTTCTTCGTAGAAAGAGGGCATGTTGTGATAAGCCTGACGGAGCCGACTGTTGGCGGCGCGAATTTCGGGGTCTTCAATTCCGGTGGCTGTCAGGTAGCCTTGATCTCCACCGACTGCGGACGCTGTATTTGCGAGAGACCAAACCATGTCGCTGTACCAGCGCTTGATGGCTTCGTCATCGTTGTTGAACTGCACGCCGCGCGCGTTGTAGACCTTGTAGATGTCTCGGAGTAGGGCGGGATTATTTCTGAAGTTCGACATGTCACCGATAGGCGAGTTCGGATCAGGAGCCTCTGGTATCACTGGATCAGCCCAATGCGAGGGCGTGTATGTACCACCGGCAAGCGTGAGGTCTTTGCTAGGGTCGTATTTGTTCGTCATGTTATTAAGAACCCTTTAATTGTTTCAACTTCTGTTCAAGTTCTTCGATGAGAGCCTGACGGCGTAGAAGTTCTGCTTCCGCTACTTTCCCCGACCCCCTCGCTCTTGGCGCTGGTCTTTTCAGTCGGGCTATTTCTGCTTCGATTTCTTTAATATCACGCTGTCTTTCCATTTCTGCTCGTTGCTCCTTAGTAGGAACCCGAGAGGGACGGCTGGAAGACGTAGCGCCAGATGTTGCTGAGTTATCAGTTGGTACTTCAACAGCGGTATCTTGTGATGCGGGAGCGGGATTTTCATCGACCGCTCTAATCCTTTGGTTAAACGCGTTTAACGCCTGCGAAGCCTGTTCAATTGCTTTTTTATATCTTGCGTACTCATCCCTTCGGAGAGCAGGGCCATACTTTTGTAGTAAAGCAAATTCAATCTCTAGGCTTGCTTCTTTTTCGTTAGCATATTGATCGGCTCTTGCAACTTCGGTAGTTCTGTCTGAGAATGTCATCTCTACGCCACTCTCTAAAGTAGAAAGAATAATCTCACCATTAGCGAAATCGCCTATTTGTCCTTCATAATCGGAAAGGTATCCCTCTGTGTTATCGAGTAATCGCTTCGCGGATCGGTATTCATTCCACCTTGCAGTTTGGCGAGGGTCTAGCAATTTAGTTGCGGGATGTTGTTTTAGCAACTGCGCAACTTCAGCAGAAGCGGAGAGGAGGTTGACCTTATCCCCTGCTAGGTTGCTCTCATTGGCTTTAACAATCCCTACTGCCGCATCTAGTTGGGCTTTTGTTTTGATTGAGCCATCCTGAATAAGAATATCGACGATGTCTAATCCGTTATCACCTTTATTTTTTCCGTCCTTGCCTACGTTGAAACGCCTCTTAGCGATGTTACCGAGCATCCTGTTAAGACTCTCAGTTTTAAGAAAGTAATCCGAGCCGGGAGTAACAGTGGTTTCGGCCTCTATCGATGATTGAAGACCGGCCCTTATCTGATCTCCGATGCTTTTGCTCAGTAAAGTTTCTACATCGGCTAGTGTGTAGTTCTTGTTGCCTGACTCATTCAGAGCGGTCAACCAGTTGTTTATGACATCGGTATTGCCGTCGTACAAATCGCGTAAGATGCGTGTCGGGTCGGACAACTCAGAGTTCATTGCAGTGCCGAGAAATTCACGGTTAGTTTGATCTCTGGCCCCCGCGTTTTGATCAAGGTAGCCTTGGAGACGGGCTTTAAATTCCGCCCCTACATTGAGGTGCGCTATGCCAAGGCCGTCCAACATTTCAGGGACGGTATCGACCTGCTTTGACAGGGCCAACATATCGTTTGTTCGGCTAGAGAGGATGCTGGACTCGGCCATCTGTCTGGCCCTCTCAGGATCAAACCCTTTCATCAAGTGAGCGACCATCTGCTCGTCATAGTTCATTGAGAGAATCTGTTCTGCATCTCTCATTAACGCTTTCGGGTTTTTAGCGGCTAATGCGCGTTCGCCTAACTGGTTGTACACATCAGATAGGGCGCTCGCATTTTGTTCAGCATCCTCGACGGCCTTCTTTCGGACACCGTCCATTACGAGTGCGGCAACTTCTTGATCAGGAACCAACTGCACATCAGCCGCGAAGCCAAACTTTACTCGGGTGTCCTCGCGTAGTTTTGCCAGTGCTTTGTTGTTTTCGCCGCCGTAGGCTTGGGGGTTGGCTATGATCTGGTTTCTTACTATTTCAGCCGCTTCCTGTTGCTTCTTTGCTCTGTTCTGAGCGACCTTTTGCGCGCGAGATAGATAGGAGTATTCAGCCTCGATGTCCGTGAAATCGATCTCAGGGTACATCCCTTTTAGTTTCTGAAGCGCCCTCTGGCCCGCCGCTCTTATGTCCGGCTCTTGTCTCGGGTTTTGGCCGTATGGTTGCGCGTCTAGTTCTAAGGTGAGTTGCTTTTCAAATAACTCTCGTTTGTTTTGGCTAAATTCGAGGAGATTATTTTTTTCTGTTTGCTCTCTTTGTTGGCGAGTCCAATCCCGATCTTCTTTTTGCCGCTTGATCACTTCCTGATTGGCTTGATACGCACGCTGTAATCCGCCCGCGCCAAGAATTCCCGACGCGCCAGAAGGGTGGAGGTTTCGCGAAAACGCTTCGATGTCCGCTTCTGTGGCTTGCGGGTTTTGGCGGATGTAGTTGTTAAGCGTGGTTGCGGCTGTCGCTAGACTGGCTCGATCCCTCCGCTGTTCATCTTGATCCTTCCGCTTTTGATCGCGCCAGTAGTCCTCGCGATCTGCGAAGCCCTTAGCGAAGTCGCCCCAGTATGCGCCGAGTCCCATGTTTAATTAACCCCAACTCCATGTATAAGGGTTTGAGGGGTTGTAAGGGCCGCCGTATTTTGCGGCGGGATTACCAAGGGCGGGATTACCAAAGAATCCCGGCGTCTTGAACAGGTCTGAGAGTCCCGCGCCTGCGGCGGACATGCCTGTTGCCGGGTTAGATTGCGGGCGCTGGAAGGTTTGGCCTATTGCGCTCATGTATGCGCCCGGATTGTAGAGATTGCCAGCCGAGGTTTTTGAGTTGAGGCCGTGCCAACCCGCTATTGGCGCTGTGCTGGGCATCATCTGGCTTGTCGCGGAGGTCATGTTAAGCGTATTACCAATACTTGAAAGACTGGGGAATCGGTCATAGATTGCTGATTGCAGGTTTTGGTACGCCGTAGTTGCGGTTGAAGTTGTGGGCATCCCGGTATAGACGGCAGAGCCTACGTCACGATCATAGACAGCGGAGCCAAGTTGCGGGGCTTGGCCCAGCATACCGACTTGGGGCATCGTGGCTTGTTCGGCTTCGCCTAGCAGTAGGCCGCGCTTGTTGAGTTCGTGAGCGATGCGCGCGTCTTCGTTCTGCTGATAGTTCATGATCTCGCCCATTGCGGACTGTCTGGCTTGGCCCTGTAGTGAGGCCAATGCAGTAGACATGCGGCTGGCGATTTCTGCGCGGCGCGCATTGTTGTCTGCGCCGTCCGTGCCAACGCCTCTGCGGATAAGGTCTGCTTCTCCGGCAGAGGAGGCGGCGGTTAAAGCGGCTCTCCACCCCGGCATCACGTCAGCCATGTTGCGCTCGTAGAGGCGGTTGACATCGGCTTCGCCGTAGGTTTCTCTGGCGGGAATGTCGCCAAGAGACGCCCGAACCCTGTCGATCTCGGAGGAGAAAGAATCAATAGCGCCGAAGTAGCGGTCTTGAATTACTTTTTGTTCTGCTCGCTCTGCTTCTGCTTGGCGCTCGTCTGCCTGTAACTGGGCGATGCGCCATGATCGTTCATCTTGGGCCTGTTGGCGATTGTCTTCGTGTTCGGCAATCTCGAAATCCCGCTCGCCTTGAAGCCGCCTTTCTAGGGTGCGTAACTCGCGTTCGGCAAATGCCCGCTCCTCGGCGGCCATGTTTGAGTTTTCTACGATGCGACGAAGTTCGTAGAGGCGGTCTTGTTTAGCCGCTATGTCGACCTTTCCTTGGCGCGCTATATCGTACTGGCGTTCTTTAAAAAGTTGGTCTAGTGTTTCTCTTATACGACCTTTCTCATAATCCCGCGCGTTAAACATCATCATGTCGCGGAAGCGCTGTTGGTTTTTGTAGTATTGGGAGTCGGCCCGCTCTGATTGGAGCAACTGCATCGTCAGCGCTTTGTTGTCGCCCATTTGGGACATAAGCCATTGGCGATGCTTTTGCATCTGTTGTTCGTACTGGCGTTGCTGTTTGGCGGCTTGTGATGCGCCAAAGAGGCCCATGCCGACCTGTACGCCAGCAGAGATTAGGTGTCCCCAACTCATGTTAAAGGCTCCTTATGAGAGAAGGGATGACAGCAAGCCGGAAGTTGTTACGGTCTCGTCGTCCCTTCGTTTGGCGAGGAGGGCGGCGTACTCTGCGGGGGTGAGAGCGCGGCCACCGAGGCCGTACATGAACTGGTTGCCCCCCGCCATGCGGGCGGCTTCTTCTTCTTCCTGCTTTTTCTTAGCGGCCTGCTCTGCGGCGAAGCGCGCTTCTTCGTTGCGGATGGCTTCGGAGAGGGCGGTGAGTTCATCACTGGCTTGATTAGCGCCGTACTTTTGTACATCTGAGTAGAGGGTGTCGTAATTGGCTTGCATGGTGTCGAGATCGCCCGTGGTATAGAAACCGCCGCGTGCTTCGTTTAGGTAGTTGGCGGCTTGGGTTTCAAATTCATCACGCTTGTCTTCGAGTTCCATGAGGCGGGCGAATACATCAGCATCACCGGATTCATAGTCGGACATGATTCCGGGTGCTCGACCGCCCGTGTACATTCCGAGTTTTCCGGCTTGGCGGTTTAGACGCGTCGAAATATCTCGCATCTTTCGTTCTTCCCAAAGGTCTAGGCCAGATAGTTCTGTGCCATAGTCTGAGAGATCGGATTCGTATTGGTCGAGTTCGCCATAGCGCTTGGTGAGCAGATTCGCGAGAGAGGTATCGTATCCGGTGAACGCGGGTTCGAGGCCGGAGATACCACTGTAATCAAGCAGGGAGGTGTAGCCAGCGATATCGCTAAGTCCCTCGCCAACAAGGTCTTGCGCATCTTGAATCGACCCGAGATCGTAGGTTCCCATGCGGCGAACCATAGACCCGAGAGATGATCCTTGGCTTTTCAGTCTTGAGGTGTCTGTGCTGATGCGGCCAAGTTCGTCGCGACGGTCTTGTTGTAGCGCCGCCAGTTTTACACCGAGGTCTTCGATATCTCCAAGGTATCCGGTGTTGTCATATTTGTCTGTGATAACCGTGTTGAAGGAATTTACTTCGCGATTAAGTTTTCTAAGCGCATCTTCTAACGATTTCATACCGGATTCGTTAGCGATGGTGTAACCCCCAAAATCGGATTCAGCGGTATCTATTCGCCCGGAGAAATCTTCTTTTGCATCACTAATACGGCCCAGTTCCTTTCCACGTTTTTTGTGTAAATCGGTAATTTTCCCGTGGGCGCGATCAAGTTGGCGGTTAGACCAAGAAAAATCCGCAAAGTCCTTTAGCGGTGTCTTGAAGGCGCTGAGTCTGCCCTTTATGTCACGGTAGTCGCCCCTTCGGTCTTTAATGGCGTCTCCATCGGCAATGGTGAGGCCGTAAACATCTCCAACAAGAGTTCCAGTATCGGTGCGGACACCTTCTCGAAATGTGTTGTATGTTTCTTCTGCTCCTTCGCGATTTCCGTACCAATCGGTTAGTTTATTTAGATTACCCTGAACCGTATTCAAATATGGGGTGACTGTTCCTTTAATATCCGGCCCTTCGTGTGGATTCGGCCCCTGCCAAT